AGATTCGGGAACCTCTTGCAAGATTCCCGATACAATTACTTCTATTCTCTCTGGGCTTAATCGCTCTTTGTTAATCGCCATCGTATTAATCCCTTCTTGATTTAGGTCTAACGCTAGTCTTTACCGCAGTCGGGTGGTCATACGAATAGAAGATATGGTGTCCAATCCGAACAACTCTGTGTAGTTTCTTGCGCCAAACTGGATGAACATCTGGTGTGTGGTAGTGATCCGCAGTGCTGAAAGGCAAGATGTAAGGATCGTTTATGATCTCAACAGCAAGCTTCTGTGCCTTGGCCCAAGCTGTTTCGTCCCGTGGCTTCGGGGTCTTGTCCTTGCGATAGAAAGAGAATTGTCGATCTTGCGTAATGACACCGCACATAGAGGAAGGCCAGCGTTTTGACTCCATGCGGTTAACAATAACTCTTGCAACCATCAACTGACCTAAAAGTGGTTCACCCCTTGCCTCGTGATACAAAGCAAGAGACAAACACGCTGCCGCCGCTATCACTTTTCAATATCCAATTTATACATCCAATTTTGTAAAACTTGGTAACTTTTTAAACCTAATAAATTAGCAGCATTTTTTAAGTTTTTACTTTTGTCAATAGCTCTCCTAATGTAGTCACGTTTTACGTCGTCAAGAGCAGAATTGACATCATAGCTCTCTTCGTACTGATCCAGAGGCAAATACCCTTGGAACTCATCGCGCAAGTCGGACAAGTCGGACTGCGTTGTTACTCCCTCCAAGCGGTCAAGCAAGTATCTAAATGTTGGTCGTTCACTCATCTTCGTCCACCTCAATTTTGCCAGAGCCATTGCACATATCGCAATCTTCATCGCGGAAGGAATCAACCTCCACAGTTACTTCTAGTTTGCCTTCGCCTTTACACTCAGGGCAAACGCCTAACTTTGGTTCGTCAGTGACGAAATAATCTTTTACTTTTCCCAACGGAATTTCCTTCCACTTTGCCATAATAATAAGTCCTTTTGTTGCTAGGACTAACAGGTAACATTTATTATGTATTAGGTCAATAGATAAAGTAAATAAACTTATCTAAACAAAAAACCCCCGATTTGCAGTGCAAACCTTAACCAAAAAGTCACTACAAATCGAGGGAGTTTGTCGAGCAGTGCGAAAAGTATCCCCATACTCTTCACCTAAAGTCTAACGCCTAAAAACCACACGATCAATCCATTTAATGTACTTGTCAAAGAATTTCTGCTCAGGCTCAAAAATTGTTTGCTCGCTAATCATGGCGAACTTGCGAGGAACGTCCTTTACCTTAATTTTAGAAATCCGGTTTGTTACAGATGATGGAGTGCGATTTAAAGCCTTCGCAATCTCCTTAATCGGTAACTTGTTCTCGTGCATGGTAGCAAGTCTGTTGTGCTCTTTAGTAGTCCACGGTTTGTAAGTCTTCTTAGTCATTAAATTAATCCTTTTGATACTGCCACAATCCAAGTCAGCACCAGAATAGTGCTAACCACAAAAATAATCTTGTCTTCCCAATTTCCTAAATCCATCAACACACCCATAAAAATATTAAAGCTAAAAAGCAGACAGCCCCGCCAACGACAATACCGCAGGCGAAACCAATCAGCGCGGCGAACTCAGTTAGGTTCATGCGTCCTCCCCTTGTTGTTCCTTGATCTCATTAAGCGCACGTTTAAGCGCACGTTTAATCCGCTTCGATCTATCGGGCAGAATAAGCGTATCTATTCCCTCAATCAGCCATTCAAGCTCATGTCGGGTAACCGAAACCTGAGTGGCGGGAACTAATTGAACCCCGCCATCAGCGTTTGTTTGTTGCAAGAACCTCATCAGAACTGCTCCCTTTTGTTAAATAATTCTAAAACAAACTCGCTTAGTTTGTCGTCAAAAAGCTCTTCCCTATTCCTACACATCACCTTGCGCATATCTTCCCTTACCCAAGTCGAAACCGTTGTCAGTACGCAATCAGTGAGCGTATCTCTAGTCGGTGCTACTACGCCCTGTTTCATGCCGCCATCTCCTCTGCTTCTTCTAACGCAGAACGTAGAAAGTAATCGTCAAGGCCAAAGTCCTTGTAACCGTCTTCGATCATCTTATAATAACCGCCGTTCGGTGGACTTGTTCGGGTTTTGTCGTTCATCTCGTAAACGATCCAACCGCTGTTGATCTTGCGCCGCCCGTAAAAAGTCGGGTAACCCTCAAGCTGGTCCAAAGACCGCAGACAATCAAGCGTAATATCCCACAGCACGACAGGACAAATTTGATCCCTGTCGGGCATGATGTCAGCAACTCCGCGAAATACAAGCCGTGTGTCGGGCAGGTAAAACCCGCCCAACGGTTTGGCCTTCGGACAGCGAACGGACATCGCGTCCCTGTTCGTGTTCATTCCATATGCCATATATAACATTACGCGGCCTCCGCTTTAATGTCGTCAGCGATTAAGTCAATCGCTTCACCAATCAACTCGTTTGTGAAGAAGTAAAGCAAGTCTAACTCAGACGGGTTAGGTAATCCCTTGAAGTGCTCAACAATAACTTTTTGAGCGTAGCCAGTAGAGCACTGTGCATCGTGCGCTGTGTACTTTACAAATTGACTGACAACCCAAGGCGTAATGGCATTCTCGAATGCAACGCCTAAACCGTTCTTCTTGAGAGCATCGCGCAAGTAAGAAGTGTTCTCATCGCGATTAGAAAGATCGTAACCGCCTTCTAACCAGCAACGGAAATACCGTCTTGTTGCGTGGTCGCTATCCATAAGGTCGCCCTGAAGATCGCGTAAGATGTTTGTTTTGATAGTCATGATATATACTCCGTTTCTACTAGATATCCCAAGTAGTACCATACCATATAGGCAAGTCAAGAGAAAAAGATAATAAAAATTATGCATGGATTTTAAACGATATTCTACGTCAACTTATTTCACGTCAAAACTTGACGTAGTTGATGTTGATGTAAAATTGTTCGTGTTATCAATGACTTAGGTAGTTTACGTCAATCGCGTCAAGAGTGCGTTTTGACGTAGATTATTGTTTAAAATCAATAGTTTAATTTACGTCAACTACGTCACCCCCTATACAGGGGGGGGGTATAACCCGTCCCCCCCTGATGTTGTTATTGATCAGATCAGATCAAATGAATGTGGGAAATATTGGTTTGTTATGGGCTTGTGCTAATGGGCCTATAACGGTATCCTAGCCGTAGCAAAGGTGAGGTCAAACAGAATGCCAAAGGTAGGGGTCGAAAATCCAGAGCATGGAAAGCGTAGGCTAAGTCCCCAGCAACAGAAGTTTCTGGATAACTACATCCACAAGGATTTAACCCAGACAGCTTCCGCTCGTTCCGCAGGGTACAAGAACCCGAACGTATCCGCAGTACAGCTTCTAAATAATCCCGTGATCAAAGAACGTATGGAGGAAATGAGAACCGAGCTTGAAAGCAAGTACGGGGTCACAATAACTAAAAGTGTTCGGGATATGCAGCGACTCAGAGATGAAGCATGGGAAGCAGGGAACTTCGGTGCAGCCATCAAAGCCGAGGAACTACGCCTGAAAGTAACAGGGCTTATGGTAGCCCGTAGCCATGTCACGCATGAAAACGTAGAGAACTTAACCCGTGATCAAATCGTTGAACAGCTACAAGAATTCATGTTGCGTGCTAAAGATCGCATGATTGACGTCACACCAGCAGAAAACCCCATAAATGACGATATTGAACTTATAGCAGACTGTAGCGAGAACGTGGCCGAATAGGCCGTGCGCTTAGAGAGGGTCGGGCCACGAGGCCCCGCAGGAACCCTCAGAGCCACACCAGAGCGCCGAATCGGGGTTTTTCGGGGTTAGGGTGCTTAAACTTGTTCGGGTTACTGTATCGGGCTAATATCTACATCTTTTGAATCGGGGTTTTTGTGTTCGGGTTCGGGATATAACCCGATGAATTGTTCGGGTTACCAACGGCAGTATTTTAGTCACCCGTTGTAACCGAGATACCAGCGAAAAAACCAACCGCAGTATTTTGTGTTCCAGTAGTTTCTGAATCCCGGTAGTATAACCCGAACAATTGTTCGACTTGTTAGCGTGACTCAAGCGTTACCGCCGGGATAAGTTTTTTTATATTTCTTGTTGACATCCCAAACCAGTTGGGATAGTATGGGGTTATTCTAGTAAACAGGAGAGAGACGATGAACGCATACAGCAACTATAGAGTAATGGGAATGGAATACCAAATCGGTGGTGAAGTAATGTCATGGGAGCTACACGATGCCGATACCGCAGAGGAGGCAAACAGTTGGGTAGTAGGATATGTTCGCCACGATAACATGGGAGGCTATGATGCAATTAACGTAGTAGCCAAAAATGGATTTAC